AGTCTTAAGAAATGGTTTTCTGAAAAATGGGTCAATATAGGTGAAAAGCTCAAGAATGGGTCTTTTAAGCCTTGTGGCCGATCCAAGGCTAAACTTGAGTCAAAGGGTTACCCTAAGTGTGTTCCGCTGTCTAAAGCAAAACAAATGAGCTCATCCGAAATCAAGTCAGCAGTTCAACGCAAAAGAGCAGTTAAACAGGGTGTGGGTGGTAAGCCCACAAATGTGAAAACAGATGCACCTACTCGCTCTAAACCATCACGCTAAACCATTTGGAGAAACATCATGGCAAAGACACCAGCATGGCAAAGGGCTGAAGGTAAATCAAAATCAGGAGGGCTTAATGCCCAAGGAATCGCTTCGTACCGTCGAGAAAATCCTGGCTCTAAGCTTGCTATGGCTGTAACCGAAAAAGATCCAGGACCGAAAAGAAAAGCCCGCAGGAAATCGTTTTGTGCTCGTATGCAAGGTATGAAAAATAAACTCACTTCTGCAAAAACTGCCAATGATCCAAATTCTAGAATTAATAAATCTCTAAAGAAGTGGCGTTGTTGAATAAACTCAAAGGCCTCTCTCTTTTTTCTGGTATTGGGGGCATTGAAAAAGCTCTTGAGAACTGGGTGGAAACGGTTCACTATTGTGAAATTAACCCGTATTGCGTCAGACTTCTAAAAAATAAAATGGATTCTCAAGAATTGTCTTTTGGCAAAATTTGGAAAGACGTTCGAGATATAACGATAAATGAAATTGGCCATGTCAACATCATTACAGCAGGATTCCCCTGTCAAGATATCAGCATTGCAGGTCTTGGAAAAGGCTTGGAGGGAGAGCAAAGCGGACTATTTTTCGAGGTCTTACGCTTGGCCGAAGAAATCAAGCCCGAGTTTATATTTCTTGAAAACGTGCCAGCAATCACAACCCGAGGAGGACTACGAGTCGTTAAAGAAATTGCCACGTTGGGGTATGATTGTCGATGGTGTGTTATATCCGCTTCATCCGTCGGAGCGTTACATAGACGAGAGAGATGGTTTTTGTTGGGAAAACGGAATGAAGATGTACATTGCAACCCCGTCAACGTCTCAAGTTTACAAACCGATTCTACCATTAATACCGAGTTGCATAGCAAAAAAACACGGACTGACAACAGTCATGAGCATTGGCCTTTTAAATCCCGAGCTGATTGGCAAAAAACTGTCAGCACAATTTCTAGAAGTTTTGATGGGGTACCCGATTGGCTGGACAGAGTGCAAGCCTTAGGTAATTCTGTAGTGCCCGCTCAAGCAAGACAGGCATTTAAAATTTTGGTCGGGTTAGATTAATCGGCAGTAAAAAGGATAGTCTAGCGTTTAGTCATAAGCCGAGAATGATGGCCAACAATTTGGTAATACGCTAGATTTTTTAGTTATAAAAACGTAAAAATAGAGTTATTATGAAAATTACAAAAGTAGAAATAATTCCGATCCGACCTCAAAACGGCTTGGTAAGTTTTGCTTCTGTAGAGATTGAAGGCCAATTCTATGTTAGATCAATCGGCGTCCATAAAAGGCTAGATGGAAATGGTTATAGGATTACTTATCCTACTCGGAAAGTTGGTGAGCATGATGTTAATATTTTTTATCCAACTAATCCCGAACTAAGTAAAGCTATTGAGCAGGCTATTTTTAACAAATTAAGTAATAGCCTCAAAAAATTTGGAAACTACTAGTTGTATTTTTTTTAATAATTTGATGTCGACCTGTACCAATGTTGATCATTTCGTTGATATCGACGATATGGTCGCCAAAAAATTAGTAATCCGCTAGATTTTTTTTGACCTAGTTTATGCTTGATTATCTACTCTTTAGCTTTTAGAGGTCAGAAAGTGGCCGATTGGTTCGGTAATGGAGTAGAGTTTTTAGATTAAATTTAGGGCAAACGGTTACGCTTTTTAGGGCAAACGGTTACGCTTTTGTCTCGTAGATAGCCGATTAAATAAAATGTTTACCGTTATACGTGGCAGAGTTTCTCCTCCTAAAATATACGAGGGAGAGAGGCAATCTAATAAAAAAAGGAGGCCACATAGCCTCCCAAAATTTCAAGAAACAACTAGGGCGTTACTCCTTTCCCATAACGGGTGTTAGATATTTGCTACTAGTTGCCAAAAAAAATATATAAATTATAGTTCTTTTGGTAATTTTAATTTATATGATCCTACAATTAAATCCAATTATCTCCATGGAAACGCCTCGTGGGCATGGCTACGCTAACTTTTTGATAGATAGCGGCGAAGAGGGGGAAATTTATTGGATAGTTTTTTTAGATAATCAAGAGATCTGGACTTATAGAAACTCAGAAGTGAGGTTAAGTAAACACATAACCCTAGGGCGTCATGGAAAATAAAATAATAACAGAGGTCAAAGACAAGTACGACATAGACAAATATGGTAAAAAGGCCAAAAGAGTAGGCCAAGCTGTCTATGATATACTTTTAAAAGATTCTCCTAGCTTGACTACTGAGGAAATCCTTGATGGGTACCAACATGAATTTGTAAAAGATTTTGAAAAGTGCGTAGAGGATAACAAAAATCGCTACGAAAGCCCCTTTTATGTTTTTGTTTTGTCCCATAAAGAACCTTGGGCAGATAACGTGGTGAGAAACTGGTTTATAGGTCGACAGACTGCTCCAGAAGCCTATGAAATGATCCTTCAGTATCCAAACCACATGAAAACACTCTACAGAATAGATAAAGCAGGACGAATGGATCTAGATTGGGTCATTCCAGGAATTCAAGATATCCGCACAATATTAAAAAATCCACACCTCTACGACCCTCAACTTGTAAAATATTGCTCTCTACCGTTCGGAATAAAAATTGACATATAAATAAAAGTCTTGATATTTGTTAGATATCAATTGATCGCTAGGACAGCGTTAAAGTCCAAAAAAGGCTGTAAAGGAATCGCCACCCAAGGACGACATGGAAACAGAAGAAAATCAATCAGTAATGGCCACTATTGAGCCATCGGAAAGTGACCAGTCTACCGAACGCCAGCAAGAGCAACAATCTACACGCAACGATCAAGCGTATAATTGGGGTGAAGCTCGGCGGAAAATGCAAGAGTTAGAAAGGAAAGCTCAGGAACAAGACGAACTCATTAGAAAACTTCAGGACAATAGACCTAGAGAAAAAGATGAGTTAGAGGATCTGACCGATGACGATATTGTGACCGTTTCCCAAGCTAAGAAATTAGCTGCAAAAATGGCACAAGAAGTCGCTCAAAACGTAGTTAGGCAAAAAGACCTATCAACGCTTGAAGAGAGGATACAGATTAAGTTCCCAGACTTTGAGCAGGTAGTCTCAGCGAAAGCTATAGATGACCTGAAAAAAGATGAACCAGAGCTGGCCTATTCTTTAGCCTCGATGCAAGATCCTTATCAACAGGCGGTGGCAGCCTACAAGCTTTTAAAAAAATTAGGGGGTCAAGAGACAATGAGTACAGAGCAAAAAAAAGCTCTAGAAAACAGATCTAAGCCTCAATCTTCACAGACTATTGTGAAAAATAGTGCAATTGGTAATGCCCACTTGTTCGAGAATGGCTTAACGCCAGAGTTGAAAAAACAACTTTATCAGGAAATGCAAAGGGCCGTAAAAGGATTCTAATTTTTGCCGATTTAATTAAATTTAAATACGGTAAGTTATGTCTATTACTACTACGTCCGTATTGCCAGCACCAGTACAGCAAAGCTTCAGCTTTAAGCTTCTATCGGTGCCAGTTCCCTACATGATCCACAAGATCCCAGCGGAACTAAAGGCAATGCCAAGAAATGGCGGTACGACTCTGAGAATGCGTCGTTATAATCCGCTTGCTACTGCTCCAGTTCCATTAGGAAATAGCGGAGTAACTCCCCCACCACAGACACTAACGGCAATCAACATTGATGCCCAAATGAGTTTCTACGGTACTTATGTTCTCCTAAATGAACAAGTAACCCTACAAAATCAGGACCCTGTTTTAAACGAAGCAGCACAGAGATTAGGTGTCTCGCTTCGTCAGACAGAGGATCAGCTAATGAGAGATATGTTGGCATCTACAGCCTCTTTCATTAACTGCGTGAACGGTACTAACGGGGACGTCCCCACAGAAATCACCCGTGCTGATATTGATGTTGTAATCCGTACCCTAAGAGGGAATAACGCTTACAGCTTCCTATCTGGTGTAGATGGGGATCTAAAATTTGGTACAGCACCAGTTAGGGATGCGTACTTTGCTCTTGGTCATACTGATATGATTGGGCAATTAGATAATGTGAATGGATTTATCCAGAAGTGGAACTATCCAAACCAACAAACCACTCTTGACGCTGAGTGGGGATCAGTAGCTAACGCCCGTTATCTATTGTCCTCTATCGGTTCTATCAGTGCTAACGCCTCAGCCCTAGGAGCAAACGTATATAATTTGTTCCATTGCGGAAGAGAAGCTTTTGCAGCGATCGAGCAAGATGGTTATTCGGCTCAGTTTATTTATAGACCCCCGATCTACGATGGCCCATTGGCCCTCAATGCTTCTGTGGGATATAAATTTGCAGAGGTTCCCAGAATCTTGAATGATACCTGGGTATTTAATCTTAGATGTACTTTAGCGTAAGGAGGATGACATGAGTGCACCAGTACACGCAATCTTGTCAGGTACTTTTACGTCTGACGGAAATGCATTAACTCTGAGCTTACCCTCAGGATATAATGTAATTAATACGAAAAATATCACCGATATCGGGTCAACAGCTGCAGCTACTCCAGTCATGATGGCTAGCGGGACATCCTCTATGAATTCAGGCTCGGCATACCGTAGTCTTAAAACCAATGGAGCTGCTACAATTGCTCTTGAGGAGACAATCACCACTGGTGGTTTCACCTTTTTGGATGATTCAGGGATACAAACTCTTGGAGCAAGCCTACCGATTACAGGTATTTCCCAAGCTAATCCAGCAGTAGTATCTTTAGCATCTACAGCAGGTTTGGCAAACGGAGACATTGTAAGACTTTTTAGTTCTACAGGTATGTTACAAGCAGCAGGTATTGATTATTTAATTTCTGGTTTAGTAGCAAATACCTCTTTTGAATTGACAAACCTTAATTCTTCTGGGTTTGCCGCAGCTGCAACAGCTGGTAGCGTTAGAGAGGTTAATTTTAATCCTCGCTACTATCCAAGAAGAAGATTCATTACAAATATTACCCAGGCAGCGAGTGCGGTTGTAACAACCTCTATTCCTCATGGGTACACTGCTGGACAGGCCGTAAGAATCCTATGTCCTTCAGCTTTTGGAATGACTCAAATAAATAATCTTTTAGGTACAATTACAGCTGTCACAAGCTCAACTTTTACCCTAAATATTGATTCTTCTGGATTTACGGCTTTTGCTTTCCCAACAAGTGCAGTAGCAGGGGCTGGGATTACCCAAGCTCAAGCAGTGCCTGTAGGAGAAGCGGCAAGCGGAAGTTACGCTAACCTTTTGGATGATGCAACAGTCAATCAAGCGGTTTCAGGCGTAATTATCGGACCTTCGGTACAAACTTCGGGCAAACTCTATCAGTGGACTGCACAAAAAGGTGTATCGCTTTAATTTAACCTTGGGGCCCCTTAAAAAAGGGCCTCAACCTTTAAGGATTTTATGAAAAAAACTCTGAATGAATTAGAAAACCTTTCCGTGGATTCTGTGGGTCTTTCTGCTAAAGATAGGATCAAAAAACTACAAGAAGAAGAGACAAAAACTGTCAAAGGACGGTTTAGATGTTTCGAAACTCCTGGGGGTAGTTTGAGAGTACAAATTAAAAAATATAAAGACGTCCCGATGTTTGATAAAACCATGCTGGATAACGAGGTCTATGAGGTACCACTCTATGTGGCTAGACATCTTAATGGTGTAGATCATTTAGCTAAAAATATAAATGGGAAAATTAATTCCTGTGCTTATCCTGTCCATAGCCATCTAATGATAGGTAATGAATGGAGCCCCTCTAAACTTGACGATATGGGCCAGCCAGTACCTCAAATAGGGGTAGCAAAATGGGTGAGAAGATATGGATTCGAGAGCTTACAATTTGATGTGTTAGGGGAAATCTGATGTCGATCAATTTTTTTGTACCTTGCCGACAGACTATTAGCTCTATTACTCAAACAAATCCTGGGGTAGTTGTTACCTCTCTACCCCATGGATACTTACAGGGTATTATAGTACGACTGGTTATTCCCCTAGCTTGTGGAATGCAACAGTTAGCAGGAAAAGAGGTCAAAGCGACTATAATTGATAGCACCTCTTTTTCTATAGGCATAGATACAACAAATTTTGATCCTTTTTCGGTTTCAGGAGATCAAACCCCCAGTGTAATTCCTATGGGGGAAGAGGCT